TCAGTCTACGCCACGCAATCACCCCTCCATTATATGAAGGGAACCACCTCTTGCGAGAGTGGAAGCATTGTGGAAATGTAAACTTTACTGCCCAGATCTCTGCTAGCATATTCGGACTAACCAGGTAGGAAGTAGACGTTCCCTCGCATAACCTACAAGGTTAAGCGTGGGTCGCTACGATTCCCACCCCAACAGTTGCGTCACGAACGCGTTGCTTGATAGGATCACCTTATCGGCGACCGCATCGTACAAAGCGACAGACGTATCACTGCTCAGATGCTCGATCACAAAGTAGAACTTACGTTCGTACTCTGCGACCGTGCTCGTGGCGAAAATCGTGTGCACAACTTCAAAGTTGTGACGATCTTTTGCCGGCACACCGTTTTGGGCTTTCGTCTTAGAATGACGAATCCTTGCGATGTACTGATCAGTGGTGTTGCGGAACATGTATTCACTAGAATACGCGTCCTGGTTGATCTTCTTCAGAGTGATGTCGCCACCAGTCTGCGGAAGAACGAGTGTGTCTCCAATCATGGGAACGGACTCCTAACGGCATAGGACCACCTAGCGGCTTGAAGACCGCAAGGCGGCCAATGACGCTAGGATCAACCACTGCCCACCTGTAAGGGTAGGCAGGAACGGAACGGGAATCGGTGTGATAGGAAAGACAATCTGTCTTTCCTTTCGGCTGTAATCCTCAACATACCAACCTTTAAAGGTTGGCCATGTCGCGGACGCAGTTTTGTCTAATATGTACTCGGATTTTCCAATCCTCGTACGCATTAAACATACCTTCTCCCAAGTCAGAGGGACTGAGTTATTGGTCGCGGCGATTACATCGCCGAGATCCGAAAACCAGTCTGCCAGCCAGCTCCAGGGAGTCAGCTCCCAGGCTACTGACAAGGCCTCGTGTGACGTGATACCAAGGGCTAAGCGACACGCTAAATCTTTTAGCGGTCCGTAGCCTAACATTGGTAGATCACTGGAAGGGTCCAGTTTCCACTGGGCCGTTCCCCACACCTCAGAGGTGTAGGTTACACGACGCCATCCTTTGAGGACCGCCCCCTCGCTATGCAAAATAGCATAAGTGGGCGTATCCACAATGGTGGTCCGACCTAAGTGACACCGACGCCGAAGAGTCTCACCACTACGCAGCTTCATGAGCCAAATGATACGGTCATCGACCGCCTTCACAAAGCCAAGAAGTTTGCGTAGGTCTCCAATCATGGGTGCGATGGCCCAGCGCCAGGATAAATATCCTTTCGCTATCTTCTCAAGAAGATTGCCACCCCATCCACGAACGAGATCAGGCAGGTCCTTTAGTTCTCCCAAACCTTGCGGCACGCTTACATGCGGGACGTTAGGGTTTGTTCGACCTAAAATCTCCCAAGCCAGATTGCTAAGCTCCAAACTGGAGTAATTAGCGAACTTGACAATGGGATCTGGAGCGCCAGGCCTGTAAGCCGGTGGGTAGTCTACGAATTCACGTAGTACAGACCCATTAGCATGCAGTTCCTTGCCTCCCAAAGCGGGATAATACGTGAAACGCTTGGTTACTAGGAGAGGGTTAACCCCTTCCCAGTTTCCAATTGTGTCATCGCATGTCCCGTAAGGACCATGGGTCATGCATCGGGTAATATGTAAGTTCAAGGGATTATTGTGGTAAGTACCACATACCTGGAACTGTCCATCATTCACCCGGTTGCGCGTGCTCATGGCCAGACCTCCG